CGCTGAATTTTCATATCCAGAAACTCAGCGTCGTGTTTGAAGTGGCGGCTGCGGTAAAAGGTGTCGCCGCGCCGGATAGTGAGACTGCAGCCAAGAGGCTAAACCGCGCGCGTGATCTGCGCGAGAAGTTCACCGAGGCCCATACGGCATGGCTCGAGTTTGAATAGGAGACTAAAATGGAACTGACATCCGCTGTTCTGCTGGTTATTGCGTCGTCTAGCCTATCCGCAGCTATCACGCTGATAATTGTGGAAGGGTGGGAAAAACATCGGACGATAAAGCGCAGGCTAAACTTCTAACTGCCTGTGGATTTTACCGATTTTGGTAGAATGTTTCTGTGAAACATTTATATCTACGGTATGGATGGTCGCCGTTGGTACGCTGCGAGAACGCGCCCAGGGCAAACTCAAATTGCTTTGGATGGCCTAATGCGCCAGGGCTTCGACACCTACTTCCCCCGTCTGGCCATCGAATGCATCAAGAATGGCAAGCGGATCACCCGGCATCAACCATTGTTTCCCGGTTATCTATTGGTGCAAATGGCATTGGCGACAGCCACTTGGCAGGCCATAAATGCAACCCGGGGCATAGTGCGCATGTTATCCTCGATTCCAGACGGCCCACCATCCCCTATCCGCAAAGGCGAGATCGAAAGCCTCAAAATGGCTGATACCGAAGGCAAACTAAAGGTTTCGGAAATATCCGACATCCGCAAAGGCGATACGGTCATGATCAAGGAAGGTCCGTTCGCCGGCACTCTGGCATTGGTGAAATATACAAAGCGGGAACGGGTGGAACTACTGTTTTCTTTACTTGGCCGTCAAACGCGCGTAATAGGAAGCGTTGCGTCGCTAGAGTTAGTGCAAAAGGGGACGGGTAGCCCCACTAATGCGCCCCGCGTCGCGATATAAACCTATTGCGATTTGTGCGGAGCTATATCTAGCCCCCAGTTTGATTCCCGTCGCCCTCCGATCCCCATCCCAGCGCGGCGGAAACCCCACGGCTTACGGACGCTGCCTCCCCAGCCCTCAACCTGAGCCGTGGGTGACTAATTCACAAGGGAGTAATCCCGATGTCCGCCCAGATCATCCGCTTCTCAGACTACGACCAGGCCATCCTCTGCCCGTTACACTCCGACAAGCCAGCCAGACTTCATCTGTTTCCGCTATCCCGCGTCGTCCAGATCCACGACATGAACGCCGCAACTGACTATATCCTTCGATATAGAACGAAGGTTATGGCGCAGTTTTGTCCCAAGCCGCCGCCGAAAAATATAAATATCACACAATCTCAATAGGTTAATTGACTTTTGAAAATTTGAAATTGAAATCAAAATATCAGTGGATTAATCAAGTCTAATCAAAATGGCCAGTGGTGGAAAACGAAATGGTGCGGGAAGGAAGCGCGGGTCATTGACCAAGCGCACCCAATTGATTGCCCAGCGGGCTATTGACGAAGGCAGAACGCCACTTGAAATCATGCTGGAAAACATGCGGCATTTTCAGCAAGTCGCCCTTGACGCCGAAGCATTAATTGCTGGCATGACGGCCAAGGAAATAACCGGCCAAAATCTAAAGCCGGACGAACAGTTCAAGTTGTTACTTGCCGAAGTGAAGAAAGCCGCTGGATTTCGTGTTTTGGCTCACGAATGTGCTAGGGATGCAGCCTCATATATCCATCCGCGACTTTCGACCACTACCATTGAAGGCAACCCGGATAATCCACTGGAAGTGGTGAACATCGTTGAACGCCGCATCACGACGGAAGATCAAGTACAAGACCCTCGTTCTACCGACGCCGAAGGCATACGCACCATTAATTAAAGACGCCCGTTACAAAGGTGCGAGCGGCGGCAGAGCATCCGGTAAGTCTCATTTCTTTGCCGAGTCCATAATTGAACGCTGCATCATGGACGGCAATACGCGGGTGGTGTGTATCCGCGAGGTGCAGAAAAGCCTAGACCAATCCGTCAAGCTGCTGATTGAGGATAAGATCGCCGCACTCGAGGTTGGAAATTACTTCCGCATATTGAACACGCATATTGAAACGACGAACGGCAGCGGCATCATCATATTTCAGGGGATGCAGAATCACACTGCCGAATCTATCAAATCGTTGGAAGGTTACGACATAGCATGGTGTGAGGAAGCGCAGTCGATAAGCCAGCGCAGTTTAGGTCTGCTATATCCGACAATCCGCAAGTCCGGTTCGCAGATTTGGTTCTCGTGGAATCCGACAAGTCCTAAAGATCCTGTTGACAGGTTCTTCACTGAGAACAAAAACGATCCGCGTTTCATATCTATCAAGACGACATACCGCGACAATCCTTGGTTTGCCAAAAGTGAATCACCATTGGACATGGAACGCGACAGGCAGCGCGATCCACAAAAGTATGCCCATGTTTGGCTTGGCGAATACCAGAACAAATCGGAAGCCCGCGTATTTTCCAATTGGCGGGAACAGGCATTTGAAACGCCGCAAGACGCGCGATTCTATTTTGGGGCCGATTGGGGTTTTAGCGTTGATCCGACTGTATTGGTACGTTGCTGGATTAAGGATCGTTCTTTATTTGTTGACTATGAAGCGTGGCAAGTCGGTTGCGAAATAGACAAGTGCCCCGCGTTGTTCGGAACCATACCAGGCGCTAATCGTTGGCCGATTATTGCCGATAGCGCAGATCCGCAGAACATCAGTTATCTATCGCGTCATGGCTTCCCGAACATCAAACCGTCCGTCAAGGGAACCAACTCGATTGAACAGGGTGTGGAGTTTCTCAAGTCGTACGATATAATCGTGCATCCGCGTTGCACGCATGTCATCGATGAACTCGCGTCCTACAGCTACGAGATAGACAAGCAGACTGAGGAAGTCTTGCCACGGCTGGCCGACGAGAAGAACCATACGATTGACTCGCTGCGTTATGCCGTCGAGGCCATCCGCCGCGCGCCCGTGCAGCCGGTATTTGGCGTTTATACATACGGCAACGAATGAACGAAAAAACAGAACATCCGGACGCCACTTACAAAGGTGATCCACCGGATCAACCTTCAAACACAGGGAGTGGAACCATGTCCAAGGGCCTTGTTTTCTGGATCGTCTGGCTGATCTGTCTCTTAGCGTTTCTTGGCGTTAGCTTTTCGGTTGTTGGTCCACAATACGGCCATTTCGTCGGCGGTGGTGTGGTGGATCTAATCCTTACTGGCTTACTAGGTTGGGGAGTGTTTGGTCCTCCGATTAAATGACTCCAGATAATAGCGTTGTATGGTTATTACTAGGACTGCTCGTGATAGCTGCTATAGTCCTAGGTGTTTCCTACTCCGGTATATGGAATTGCTGCTAGAGAACAAATAGTGGCACTGACAATTGACGAAATACTTTTCGGAATAGCAATTGTAAATGCGTTAACGGCTATCGTCGGCACTGTTAGCGCGGTGCTTGCTCTGAGAACCTACATACTGACGCATAAGATCGAAGTGGCAACGAACTCGATGCAGGACGAATTAGTGCGAGTAACTGGCGTTGCCGCACACGCTGCAGGCAAGGAAGAATCCAGGTTGGCTGGAGAACATAAAGCCGCCGTGCTTGCAAAAAAGACAAAGAGAAAATAATGGGTTTGATCCTACTTTTTCCTACTTGGGAGGATCTAATGGCAAGCAAGCGCAACGCGAGAATGAGAAAGCAGAAGCCGGCGCAGCAGAAATTTTCCCAGACATTGCAGCGTGTCGAGTTGCTGCCTGAGACAGTTCTGCATGTTGAGGTTCCGAAGGATCACGTTCCTGTCGTCGTGCCTGATCACGAAACCAATACCGTCAAGATAGTGCCGGCGCGCAAGAAGTCTTGGTGGCAGAGTATTTTTGATTGAGTTACAAATCCTGGGCCATGACGCCGCTGTGCGAATTAGCATTGCGTCACCGCACCGACAAGTTCATCCGGCATTACTACACGCCGATATATTTCCTTGAGATACCAAAGCCACTCAAGGTTAAGCGCGTACTTGAGATAGGAATATTGCAAGGTCACTCGCTTCGCATGTGGCGGGATTTCTTTCCGTTTGCAATGATAGTCGGAATCGACAAAGATCCGGCAACAATGATTACCGGCGAAGATCGCATTGTGACTTATGTTGGCGATCAGGCAAAGCCGGATGAAATAGCGTCATTGATAAAAGGCGTCGGGCCGTTTGATCTCATCGTTGACGACGGCTCGCACTTGCCGGAGCTGCAGGCATTGACGGCGCGCACGCTGCTACCGTTTCTAGCGCCGGATGGCCTTTACTCAATCGAGGATGTCAAGCGCGGGCAGAACGAGGGCGAAGTCCCTGTGGCGAAGGACGATCCGATGGACATCATCGGGCATTTGCCGCCTGGATTTGACGCAAGGTTATTCCGCACGGGTATTAAATCGGACGATGCAATGATCCTAATAAGGGCAAAGAAGATAATGGGGCGGCCAAAGCTTAGTCTGCCAGATACCGGGAAATAAATGGCACCGCGCGTTCCTACCGAAAGTCCGAATCCTAAGACTACATCGAGCGACTACCGCGCGATGGCCGACTATTGGAAAATGGTTGGTGCAATCCTGCATGGAGTCGATGCATTGCGCTCGACAACAACGCGCGGCGGCAAAGGCGCGGTTGCTGGCCCTGTTGTGCCATATGCCGCATTGTCACAGCTAGACGCACATAGGCGCGGACGGTCTGCGGTCACGTCGCCATATCTGCCGCAGTTCCCGAACGAACAAAACATCGACTATGACGTGCGCCGGCAGAATGCGCCGCTGACGAATATCTATAACGACATATCCAGCAACCTCGCGTCAAAGCCATTTAGCAAGACGCTGGAGTTGGACGAGACATCGCCGGACGACTTGAAGAAGCTGGCGCAGAACATAGACGGGCAGGGAAACAACCTGCATGTCTTTGCGTCTCAGGTTTTCAAGGACGGATTGGACAAAGGGCTTGATTGGATACTCGTTGACTTCGACAAGATAGGTCGCGTCGTCACGTTGGCCGAGGAACGAGCAATCGGCGCGCGTCCATATTGGGTACACATTGCTGCAGAGCGAATGCTGGCGGTGTACTCCAATTTCGTAAACGGGCAGGAAGTATTCGTCCATGCCCGCATTTACGAAGCCGACATTCAGCGCGATCAATATGACGAGGCATCGGTCGAGCGCGTTCGGATATTGAACCGCGAACCGATATATGGGCCAAGTCCAGACGGCGAGGCCAATGGTCCGGTCATAGGTTACGCGCCCGCGACGTGGGAATTGCATGAGTTGCAAACGTCAGTCGATCCAAACGCCAAGGAAAAACAGAATTGGGTAATGGTCGATAGCGGGCCGATTACCATTGGCATCATCCCGTTGGTGCCATATCGCACCGGCAAGCGCGATGGCACGTCATGGCGGGTTATTCCGCCGTTGAAGGATATAGCCTTCCTCCAAATTGAGGAATTCCAACAAGAATCAAATTTGAAAACCATCAAAGAATTAACCGCCTATCCCATGTTGACGGGCGATGGTGTGGCACCGCCGACGAATGCTGAAGGTCAATTGGTTACTGTCCCTGTCGGGCCTCGAGCTATCCTATTTGCCCCGCCGCAAATGGACGGTCGTTCTCCTGGGCATTGGTCGTTCATTGAGCCGGGCGCGTCGTC